TTCTAGTTGAGCATCTCTAGCTTCGTTCCATTTAGCTACTTCTTTTTCTTGGTATTGCTGTTCGTAATATAAATTTCTTTCATACGCTACAGAACCTTTAACTGGCTCTGTCGGAACAGGAGTAGGGCTTGTCCAAGTATCTGGATCTTCTGGATCGAATCCTTCTAAGTCTGGAAGCTCTTCAGGTGGAGTAGATTCTTCTATTAAAGTATCGTAAAGATCACTCCAATTAAAATCTTCTTCCTGTATTGCCATTTAGATACCTAAGCTACGTGCAAAAGCGTCCAAAGCAGAATCTTGATCGTACATTCTTTCAGCGTCAGAAACTCTTTTCCTGCTTCTCACTGTCTTGTTTCTTTCTTCTTCAGCTTTTCTTCGTTGTTCTTCCTCATATTTCTTAGCTCTAGCTTCCTGCTCTTTCTGAGCTAATAACGTTTCAAAGTAATCTTCAGAACCACCCTTAGTATTAAGATCTCTTGGTTCAGTATCGAAGGGACTAGTAATCGAATATGCACTATCTGGGTTCCGGTATAGCTGATTTGCTTCACGCATAATATCTCTATCCGATTCTCTTTTTGCACCTAACCCATGAGGCGCACCTGTTTGTTCATTTCTCGTTGCAGCTCCTAAACTATCCTGAGAAGGAGGAATAACCGCACCACTTTCATCAGTAGGTAACTGTTGATTTTTTGCCATAGTATTATAATCAAGCCACGTAGCCCAACTTTCTAACTGAGCAAGTTCCGCTTCATCAATCTCATCAAGCTGACGATCTTCGTAGATACCTGTTACTGCGTTCATGGCTAAAAATTTAGCATCTTCGTAACTATAATTTCCATTAATGAACTCTTCATAATGTTCTTGATATATTCGAAGATGTTCAGGAAGTTCACCTGTAAGAGTATTTCCTGTGGGCATACCATCAGGGCCAATTTCTGGTTCAGATGTGTAAAAAATGGATTCAACATCTGTAAATGATTCAAGACCAAATATTTGGGCAACACTGTCAGCCAAAGTTGCGGAATCATTTTGAGGATCAAGGTTAACAGCACCAGTAGGTGTATCTTGTGGAACTATCCCATAGTGATCACCAATATCATTGATTACATCAGAATTAAGCCACGGAGGATTATCATCCTCTGGATCTTCTGGCTCTTCCTCTATGATTGGATCTTCAGCAGGATACCCACTATAAGACGCAGCCTGCAAAGCATCCATTTTAGATTCCAAATGCAATTCCAAATTAGGTAAATTAGCTTCCATAGCACCCAATAAATTATCGTAATTAGTATTCATAATGCCGATCTGATTACTGAAAGACTGCGCTAACAACGCCATCTCACCCGAAACAGCATTCAACATACTGTCATAACCATCCATCAACTCAGCAACTTCGCCTATACCAACATCCTGATTACCAGGAGTTCCCTCGACTATCTCAGTTTTAGCAGCATCATCTCGACGTTCAACCGCCTGCCCTATCCCTTCAACAACGCCCTTAGCGGAGGAACCTAACTCGCCATAAGCATGCAAACTTTCAGCAGCAGCTTCGTCATAACTCGGAGCTAAATCTTCAACCGTTCCATAATTTTTACGCCCCATACTAGACCGTATCCAAAGATAGTCGTTCTGCTGCTTCTTGCTCTTCCTTTAATTTCCTACGTATAAGAGCTTCTTTCTCTTTTCTTTGCAACATTTGAGCGCCTTGATACCCTTCGAGCGAAGCCTGCTGTAGATCTAACTTGCCTAAATCACGTTCTTCCATGAGTCTCACATTTGCTTTCTTAGCGCCACCGCCAAATGCCATGCCTTTTCCACCGTACAGATTCTGACTATCTTCCATTAAACGACCATATTGTATGTCGTACTGTCCTCCACTTCGGAGACTTGGATCAAGTAACTCTTCTTTAGTGGCTTCTCTAAGCTCTCCTTCTTCCATAACTCCATAAAGAGCTTCGTTCTCAGGTGTACTTGGATCATCTTCTTGATACATTGGACCACCCCATTGTCCAAAACTTCTTGTTGATCCTGCTAATAAACGTTCATACGTAGACTGTAAAGTAGCTTCAGTAGTAGCTAGATCCATTCCGAATGAAGCCATAAAAGATGCGTATGCAGGATCAGATAGTAATTCCTCACGAGCATTAATAGATAAGGTATCGTCAGTCCCAGTGTCAGTGTCATCAGGGGACATATCAGGAATAGAGTCAACGATATCTTCAGGGACTGAACTTCCAATATTAACACTATCACCGACATTTATTATGCTACCATAACCAAAATCAAGATCAGAGTTTAATTCTTGGAAATCAGCCCAAGAAACTCCATGTTCTTGTAAGTTTTCTTGCCAGATACTCCAAAGAGTATCGCCAGGTTTTACAGTCCACGATGCCATATGAGTATATTACTCCTCTTCTCCCTTGTTGTCATCAACGATTTGTTGTAGTTTTTGTATTTGTAGCTTTTGTACGCAGATGGTTAGCTCCTTGCTGAAGCTTTTGTCCATCTCTGCTACTATTTCTTCTAATGTAATATCCATTATTATCCTTCCAATGCTGTTACTCTTGTTTCAAGTTCTTGTATAGCCTTAACGATAGGTGCAGTCAATTCACCGTACCTTAACGCTTGATAATTAGAAGCAGGAACTTCAATAAACGTTTCAGGATCGTCATGGTCAGGTAAAAGCTGAGGTTCGCTTTTGATAGAAGTATCTATCCACATTGACTGAGAAGAAGCGTCAGTTCCACCTTGCGAATTAAGCACAGCTTTAACTTCTTGCGCTATAAAACCTTGATGGTTACGGACACCACCGTCTTTCCACTTGTATTGTCTTGGCCTAAGAGACTTAATAAAGTCAAGCCCTAACGTAGTGTCAACAATATCTGTTTTAGCGTTAACATCAGAATGGTTAACTGATGTATCGTAGGCCCAAACTTCAGTCCATTCAGCAGCATCAGTACCGCAAGACATAACGTTATTAGTGTAGGGTCTGAACTCGTTAGATTTTTGTCTTGTCCTCCACGCACCACCAGCCCTACTGTACAAATACCCTGAACTTGTTACGTAAAAACCGCCCTGAGTTATAGAGGAGTGACCGCCCATGTAAAGGATAGCGTGAGAAGCCCCAAGCATATAATTATACATAGTGGCGTTAGTATGGGTTTTCCAAACGTTGTTACCAGCAGTGCTAACATACCAAACTTCATTACCACCAACTGATATACCTACTTCATTAGCATCATGACTATAAAAACCAGTATCTGTATCGTTAGTAAACGTAATGCTAGGAGATGCAGCACTACCATCACCAAATGTGCCTGCACCGCTTACAGTTAAAGAAGTTAATGTACCAACACTTGTAGTCCCTTGAATCTTATCCTGTATCGCAGCAGAAGTCATTAAAGACGTATCGTTATCTACGAATGATTCGCTACCTGTTTGTATGGTAGTCAGAGAAACACTGTCCATGGTTATGCCAGTGGTTGTCAAAGCACCATTCTTATTTACCTGAAAGGGACCTCCTCCAGCGCCAGAAGCAGCAGTTGTAAGCGCAACACCAGCAAGCGAATAATCACCTGACGAACTTTGGGTCTTAATACCTGTATGTTCCCCAACTCCAAAGACAACATCTGTTCCACCCGATGAGGATGCTGTGACAAAGAAATGTTCACCTACTGACATTTCGCCACCTGTAATAGTAGCTCCATACAAACCGCCATTAGATGTAACATGCTGTACCTCTATGCTTCCATCTTCTGCGTTTAAAGAATAACCTGTACTACCTGCAGTAAAGTTAGAAGAAGCTATTTTTCCTCTTGATTGACGAAGATTCCCATTTAATACCATTCCTGTCCTAATACTCACAGAAGAGAAAACAGGGGAATCGTCTACAGCAACAGATTTATTTATATAGTCAGACCAATTTGTCATGTGTTCACATTAGTTATTGGTGTTTGTGATTCAACAGCATATTCAACACTTATCTCATTAAATGCTACTGACTGAATACCATCAATAAATACATTGATTTGAGAACATAAAGGCATACGAGCTGGTCTTAAAACAACTCGTCCACGTTTAGGTATATACACTGTTCCAGCAGTATCATTCAACTCGCTTTCGTCCAAGCTACCTACAGTAATAGTATTTAATTCATCTCCATCATGAACGCAATTAGCTTTCACTGTAAACGCTGGGGCAGTAAATCCTGAAGAATTCCAGTAATCAAAATCAATAATTACTTTCTCTATAGCAGCAGTAGCTTTATCCTGAGGTCGGTAAGTTGCTAACCATACTACTCCTTCAAAACGATTATCCGTATCGTTTGTATGCGTAGCTACCTCACTATTTGAAGTAAACGTATCATTACTATTAGACGGTCTATTTAAAGTAACAGGGCGAGTATATAAACAATCTTTAACTCCAGTAGCAGTATTGTATTCATCTATCGTGTAATAACCAAAATGGTCATTACCCAAAGGAATAACATCAATTATCGCAGGATTTAAAACGCTATCATCACCTGGACCAAAATATAGATGATGAGTCCAAACCCCATTGACAAGCTCTAAAGACCTATCACCTTTATAAACATTATCTGGAGTCGTCGCACTTACTGTCTTAACTTTATAAGGTAAAGAAATAGCATTATGAGCATGAGAAGTGTTTCCTCTCATGAAGTAAACATCTTGAACATCATCTCCGTCTTTAGGAACACCAACATAATTAAAGCTTTGATCATCAATATTTTCTTTTGAAGCTACCACAACTCCACTTTGACGCGTTATATAAATAATAGCGCTTCCAGTAGTAGCTGCTGTCACCATAAAATCAGGGATTACTTTTGTCCCAATGTATCGTATCTCACCAAAATCTGGATTATCTGCAAACGTGTACCTGTACCACCTGCTATCAGCCATAGCTATTAACAGATTATCAAATACTGGCCATACTCCGATAACAGGTAATTCTGAATCAGCTCCTACATCTATATAGTCAGTAGCACCCCATGTCTCTATTGCACCTATAGCAGAGTAATGGATTCTATTCCCATTGTATGTTCCTGATCCTGGGCCATAATCTCCCCACGACCAGAATCTATCTCGCCATGCAAATAACGCTGCAGGGTCCCATAACTGCGGATATTCGTTATCTGTTAAACTTCCATCGGCGCTAGCTGTAATAGCTTGAAAACCATCAGCTCCAGTATCATCTAAACCTTTAAGATATCCATCTCCTCCAACAATAACTTTATCATGACCTAATCTTTGAAAAGGCATAGCGCTAATAAGTATTTCAGAACTAGCATCCCAAGCAGCATCTGAATACCTAGCAGGTTTATCCAATACCCTGAACGTACCCCAACCCAGGTCGCTACCACCCATTACGCCTTGAGCATGTGCAGTTTCATCCCAATAGTACGGATCTGAAGCTGTAGATTCTATAGCATGAAATCTTGCTTTATCATCCGTACCAATTCCTAAAGGACCCATCCCATAATCGGTAGCTTGATACCAAATCCCGCCAACGAATTTCTGATTAGCTTCCCGATTTAGAATATCTCCAACCATCCCGATCTCTTTCAAACAAGGACGAGGCCCTAACGAGCCATTTTCATAAACTTGCATATTGCAAGAATCATAATTAAAGCCCTGCCCTGGTCCATGATCAGGACCTACTCTATGCCAAGGCCCGCTTCGCCAATCTTTATAAGTGACAATATCCTTGTCCTCTACCGGCATAGTTAGAACTCCGAATCACGACGAGTATGCACAGTAAGAGGCTCATAGTTACGACTAACATCATCAGCAAAAGACTTTAATTGCTGCTTGTACTGAGTTTCTAACATCTGATACAACTCTGTATCACGCAACTTTTGAGCAACATAAGAAGCAGCTTTTGTAATTATAATAGGATCAAACCAATCAGGGTTACCCACAGTAGCGCTTGTGCTACCAAGAACATCGACTGTTTCAAGATAACGATGTTGTATCGTAATCGCTTTATCAGGGATAGGAAATAGATATAGTTCCCCAGCGTGTTCAGTATAGAAAGCAGGAGTTCCTTTCCAATCATCCCAAGCCATACGCCGTGTCCATTTCCAAGTCTTACGTTGTAACACAGCAGGAGGATCAACAATAGTTAGAGATAACGTTGTCTTCCAATCCGCTGCATGGCTTGTAATCGTATATTGATTATCATCCGCAGCAACACTTAAATTAGCTATCTTTTCTCGCCAAGGCCATTCTTTTTGAGATTCGACATCTTGAATAGCTGCGTTAACAAAATCAAGCAAATTAGTATCATTTACACGTGCATCATCTGTGGATAAATTAACTCGATTGCGGATAGATACAATTAAGCTAGATGCTGCGGTCATCTTCAAACCTTTCTTTAAAAGCTGCAGCAAAGATAGCTCCATGGATAATATCCTTAGCTCCTTGCGGTAAATTATCAAAATCTATTGGAAATGAAGGCCCCAACTTTGCAGGAGTAGTGCTTGCAGGACCTGTAGGTTGCTGCCCTTGCGCCGGTAACGGACCTTGTGCAACCTCTCCCATTCTTTCTGCAAGCCCAGGAGCTGCCTTTACTTTACTTGGTTGCTGCTGCCCCTGACCTCCTTGAGGCCGCGCCCCCTGCTCTCTCGTAGGGAGTGACTTGCGTGGTTTTGTATTAGCACGCCGTTGTTGCCTTCGTAAAGGATCTATTCGTTCTTGCCCTGCACCAATTCGTTGTCTATCAAAACTTCCTCTTGGTTTATCTACCATACTTCTACCTTAGTACAATCTTCCTCTATAGCCACCAACAGTTTGATGGTGAGCTAAAGCAACTCTATCTTCAGCTTCTTCCATACGATCAGCCTGTTCTTTTTTCTTATCGTCTATTATTTTGTCGTTATGATCATCTATCTCTTGAACTATCTGGTTAATAGATTTTCGTGACATATCCCGCATCATAAGGTATTGAACCATTTGATACGGATTTGGTAGCGGGTCAAAAGGAGCAGAGCCGACAAGGGTTTCCATGCCAGCTCCGTTCCTTTCATCCCATATTTCGATACGATTCAGTTCTTTATTCCAACATACCATGAGAAAGGGATCGCCTTCCCAACCCATAGCCGGTGAACCTTTAGTAATAATGTCTGTTAGGTCACCGCCGATAAGTTTGGTTTCACGTATACGTCGGGTTAATTCTGATCGCTTGTCCATAACACTCCTAAGTCCGACAGGGAAGAAAGGATAAAAACCCTGCCGGACCTAGTTTAGAGGTTATTTACCTGTGACTTGTACCAAGTGGTTAATTGTACATGTACCGCTGAACTCAGCCTCAACACCTGAAGTATCGTTCTCGTCATATACTTTTAACTTAGTATTAGTACTGTCAAACACTACGGTAATACCAGCAGCACTTTGAGAATGAGGTATACAACTATCTATTTGGATTAACCCATCAAAAGCAGAAGCTGCAAGAGCTTCTCCCCCTGCTGGATAAGTTCCACTGAAAGTTACCTTCGCATCTATTACGACACGATCTCCCATTATACGCCGGTCTTGTTCTGATATCGCTAGAGCCATGATTAACTCTCCGATAGATCAGAAATTATACCGTGTGTATTTCTCTGGTCAGTACAGAGTTGATGATATTTGAACATGAATGCTTGCCATTCATCGTAACCGGAACGGTTCCTGAGAACTGCACCATCATAATCAGCCCATTCCCAATCAGACATTTCATGTTGTGTGATGTGGTTGGTATTGATCATGTATGCTGTGTTTCCAGTACAGTCACGGTCAGCGACTAGTGGAAGTGAAACATCTCCGCAATCAATGGTCAAAGCTTTGAACCCACCCTTTAGGGTAAGAGAAGCTCCGTCATTGAAGCGCTTCATGCTCTTCAACTGTGCTGCGTAGTTTCGACGAACACCTTTAGTGGTGACACATAGATTAGGGGCTTTGCCTGCTTCTATGTCGATATCGTCAATGACTTTCTCAAAGAGAGTGTCAGTTGCAGCTCGGTTAGTTCCGCTATTTGAACTAGATACAGATGCCCATACAGGGTATGTGCTTGAGTCTGTGCCGTGTAGTGAGGTTCCTGCAACTCCTACGATCTTTTGAAGACCGATGAGTTCCAATGTACCTAGACTATCAGCAGCGTCAGCTCCTGATCCATCAGCAGATTTACCGCTGTTGAAACGAGTGATGTAATCGCTTGTGTCAACAGAAGCTCCTATTGTACCAGTTACGGTAACCGTAACTGCTGCTAAGTTTGACTTGTCTACAGCAGAAACCACTAAACCAGTGGAATCTGTTGAAAGTTCGTCAGGATCAGCTAACGTACCAAGATCAATTCGCATACCAACTTCGATCTGATTTGCTTGAGCGATAGTTGTATCTGCGTGCAAAGTAATAACCTGGCTTGAGTTACTAGCGCATCGAGCAATAGTACCGTTACCATCATTAAATATTTGCCTATTGATATCACGACGTAGATCGTTGACACCGTTTGTCATTTCGTTTGAAAGCGCACGAACAAATGACCCAGAGTCACTTGCAGTAGCTTTCATAGCTTGACCAGATACACGAATCCGCAAATAGTTGTATGCAAGACCTACTCTTGCATCAATGTATTGCTGGTTACCAGCAGTTGGAAGTTCTCCGCCTTCCGCTCTTGCACCAATACCGCTGTTACGGCCTACGTGCAGAGAGAGGACCGCTTCGCGACCTTCAACATGCTGAGTTGTTCGTTCAATCTGAGCAAGCATCATATTTTCATTATTTAGCTGTTCACGCGCTGGAGGAAGATAATATTCCTTCAGGGCTTTGTCCAGCGTAGTAGTCGTTGCCGTCATTTGGCGAACTCCTTATATGCTTGTAGTTGAATATTGTTTATTCGTATAGATCAAAGCCTGCTTTGACGTAACTTGGTAGCCTGCTACCTAAAACTAAATATAAGAGATTTGTAACATAAATGCAACTATTTATTAGGAGAACTGTTAGAAAAAGCAGCATCTAACTCTGCTTTACTTAGCTCACCATCGTCAGCAAATGCAATCGCAAGCTTCTGAAGGACTTGCGCCACAGCAGCTACACCACTCAGCATCGCTGCCTTGTAGACTGGGATGTCCCCAATCATGCTGGCTCCTCCTATAATTGCCATTGCTTGGATGCCGAAAACACTTACAATTCGTAGGACTGTGTTTGCATAAATATTCATTCTTCCTCGCCATTCCAATTAATAAGTACACCAAACATGTGGACAATAAAACTTGCAATAGAAATCCAAATACCATATTCACGTGTCTCTCCTGACAATGTTATTAATACTAGGCCAGTACCACCAATGGTCCAGCCAAGCATCGTTATTTCTTGAACAAATCTTTTTATAAATTTGATCATATTCGCCTCCTTCGTTGAGGGATTGATGGGCCTCCAGTGGTGGTAGGCATCATTCGTGCCTGTACCCCTGGTCTAGCAGCAGCTACAGCACTTATAGTAGTCGCTGCCACAACTACACGCCTTTCCTCTACCGTGATCGTGCTGTCCTCGGCCACGTAGTCATCGAAAGCTCCTGCGAACACGTTCACATTGCTCTCAAATTCTTCTTTTACCTCATCTGGGGCTTCATTGAAAATCTCTGGGGCAGCTTCAAATAAGTCTTCAAGCTGCTCATCTTCTGCTTCTTCAAAAAAATCGGGATTATCTTCAACGACTTCTTCCAGGAATTCTTCAACTGCCTCTGGGTCTGATAATACTTCTTCCAGAAGTTCTGCCTCTTCCTCGAAGAGGTCATCCACTTCAAGGTCTTCGTATTCGGGTTCTTCCACCAGTATTTCATCATCTTCTATTATTTCATATTCTTCTTCCTCTTCAAAAGGTTGTTCGTCATAGTCTTCAGGAAGAATTTCAATTTCTTCTTCCTCAAATATTTCAATTTCTTCTTCTTCCAATATCTCATATTCTTCTTCCTCTAGTAGTTCTTCTTCAAAATCAAATTCAAAAGGTTCAAAATCTTCCCAGATCTCAGAGCCTTCTAATATCTCAATTATTTCTTCAGTAGTTGGTGGTTCAGGTGGTATGATAACTACAGGTGGGGGTTCGGGAGTAGGTTCAGGTTGAGGTTCTGGTGTCGGTTCAGGAGTAGGCTCTGGCGTTGGAATTGGTTCTGGAGTCGGTGTCGGATCAGGAGTGGGAGTAGGCTCTGGCTCTTCTTCTTCCATCTCAGGAACAGTCCATTCTCCTCCAAAAATTTCTAAAGAATACGTTCCAGTAGTGGCTTCATTATAAGCATCTGCCTGCAAAACATATGATCCTGCAGGTAATGTTTGGATTATGAGAGCGTCCCAACAAAAGTTAGTGCCATCGTTATGTTCCGCTGAGTCGTCATCTGAGTAGAGTAGGATTTCTTGATCATCATATAGATATAGTATCGGATCTGCAGCGTACAGGTCGGTCCCTGTCTCTGTTTCCCAGTCATCGCAGGTTAAACTTGTGTAAGTTCTTATTGTTACTTCAGTTTCTTCTGTTAAGACAAACGTAAACTGAGGTCCTTCATTGTATGTATCTACAACGATTGTGCAATCCCAGCCGTCATCAGTTGCTTCGCAAACTGTTTCAGCAGGAGCAGAGGGAGCAAACCAAACTATTGCAAGTAAGGCTACTAATAAAGATCTACTTCCGACTTGGCAAAGGTTTTTAAGTCGCTGGAACCTCGCCATACATCTCTTCCAAGTCGGATTCGTCAGCGACTGTTCTGTTTACTGCAGAGCAGGAGCCGTCCTTTCCTAGAATAGATGCAGCGTATCCTTTTAAGAAGCTGAGAACTGCAGCTCCACCCGATGCTAGTATGAGTTTCCATTCGGAAATGCCCATATCTATTATCGAGTTTGTGCCTAGTGTTCCGCCTACTGCTTGGAAGAACGTCGCTACGACACGTTCTCCTAGATCTCTGTAATCAATTTTTCCCATCTTTTATTCTACCAGATGTCTCGGATTAATGTATTCGTCATCATGACTTGGATAGCTGCGCTGTTGGTTAACTTGAACACCTATAGGACCTTGCCCTTGCAGGTATTTTCCTTCACCATATGGTTGTGTATCTTGTGTAGTCCCACCTAGATCAGTACCTTTAGGTGGAGGCCATTCATCCATCTTTCGCCTCTTAGGAAGTTCATTTAAAGGATCGTTTTTAATCTTACCCCCAGTTTTAAGCAAACTTCCAATGCTCTTCATGAGCTTTTTCCATTCCTTATTTCTATTATCTAGTTCTTCATCAAGAGCATCCATTTCCTCTTGAAAAGCTTTAAAATCATAACTAGCTTCGTCACCTTCACCTACACCGTCCATTCCCCAAACCAACAGATCTCGACCATACCTATACAATTCGTCAGTAGGCATTTTATCAAAGCTAGGAACGTGTTTTTTAAACCGATCACTAATTCGATCCATTTCAGTATATCGACTTTGCTGGCCAGGTTTTTTCTCATCTGAATCAAAATGTTCGTATTCCCTGCTTCTATTAAAAGGATTATCAAACATACCATCTTCTGAAGTGCTACCACCCCAACTATCGCCAAACTGTGGAGTATCTAGGTTCTTAGCACCTGTATCTCTAGGACCGCCTGGAATTGTTGCTTTACCAGAACGACTATATAAACGACCATCTTCCCCATAATAATAACCAGGTGGTGCAGCTGGTGGAGGTCTAAATCTCGATTTGTTATCTATTTCGTTAGCCATTATTTCATCAAAGCCTTCCAAGTATTAGGACCACAGATCCCATCGGTAACTAGTCCCTTTTTCTTCTGGAACTGTTTTAATGCTTTAAGTGTATACCATCCAAAGTGACCGTCAATACCTGTATTACGAGAAGGGTACTTAGTTAAACGATAACCAAGATTAGCAAGACGACTTTGCAGCAATGTAACAGCAGGGCCTTTAGCACCTTTACGTAAAGTTGTTTTCATCGCTGCTGCTATTTCAGCAAATGCGCTTTTCTTCTGTTTCTTAGCTAAAGCAACCGCACCAACTTGAGCTTTCTTCTCAAGCTTTCCATCCAAAGCAGGAGCATCATACCAACGATACTTCTTCTTCTTATAACAGTAACCATACCCCTGATGATGCCACCACTCAGACGGCACTGTACGAACAAGCCCATACTCGGCTGCTACTGAATTAATATGAGCGGTTGGTATCCCACCAACATTCCTAAAATCAACAGCAAAACCATAAGCTCCTTCAGGATGCTTAGGCTGTTGCATATGCCATGAACCCTGGAACCCTCCGCCAAATACGCGATCTGGATTTGCTACGAGATTCGGAAAAGTTCCCGCCTTGTAACGCCTATACAAATCTTTCTGCTGTGCATAAGTACGCACTCCAGAGCTAACTTTAACTTTGCCCTTAATACGTGGGTCAGCAAAGAACTTTTCCAAACGATACTTCATCTTCGGATGGAGTTCCTGTAAACGAACCCAACTACCTACTGTAGGTATTGGACCTGTCATTGTCCTATCTCAGATTTAAGTAATTGATTTAAAGCATCATTAGCGTCATTAAAACTAATAGGCATATCTTCGTTTACATTAGCTATGCCAGATCCACCCATATTAGCTGCAGTAGCAGGTGACTCAACTTGAATTTGAGGTATAGCTGCATTTCCAACTTGGACAGGTTCAGCAGATTTAATATTCCCACCGATTCTTTCACGAACGATAGTATCAGCTTCCTTTAAACGTTCAGCAACTGGCTTATCTTTCTCACATTCAGTAGTTGCAGTTTGAACAAGCATCCGTCCTTGCCATGAATCTGGATCATAACCAAGTGAACTAATCTCTTCACGTATCTGTTTATACTGCGATTGTTTATCTCGCTGTTCAAACATTTGAGCTGTTCTACTTTCTCTTTCTTGTAAAGCTGACATAATGCGGCCTTCTAATTGCTGCGCCCAGTCAGTTACATCTATCTCATCTGCATTGTCTTGTGTTCCCATAATTGAATTATCTCCCATATTTTCTATATTTTCAACGTCAGCTTCAGTATTTCCACTAATCCAAGTTTTAAAATGCTCTTCACCCATATTGCCGTAAGCAAGATTCGCAAATCTTTCACCAGCTTTAATAGGATCTTCATTGATCATTTCAATAGATTGAAGTAGCCAATTCTTAGCTTCATCATCAAACTGTTCAAAGGCTTTTTTAAAAGGAGCTAACTCTACCCTTCTTTGAGCAGCCTCATCTCTTACCTTCTTTAATTCCCTTTCTGTGTCTGCCATTAGACCATCCCTTGTATCGCTTGCATCTGTTCTTCTATAGAAGGTTCAGGTCCTTGTCCTTGACCTGGCCCTTCCATAGGAAGTATAGGCTGTTCTCCTCCTTGAGGAGGTGGAGCCATACGATTTTCTCCTTCGGCTGGAGGAACAGGACCAGCTTGCCCAGGTTCCACAACAGGAGCCATAGCTTGCTGAGCCATTGCTTCAGCACCAGCCATCTTAATACCCTGAGCTTTTCCTTCAGCTTCAAAATTCTTATGCATTTGAACATGGCTAGTAAATAATTTTTGTAATTCCTCAGGCAACAATTCCCAACGTTTCGTAGACATAAAAGCTTTATGTTCCTCTATGTGTAACTGATGATTATCGTCCTTATGCCATTCAGGATTACTTATCTCACCACGAGCAAGCTCAGAATTTTCCCTCTTTGCCTTAGCTATCTGAGGAGAAATACCAGAAATTAGTTCATTAGCTCCTGGCAATTCAGCAATACGAACATACTGGGCAGGAGATTGGATTAATCCCATCTGAAGCATCTTATCTGCCTGCTCAATCATTGCTACTCTTGAACGAGGTGTAAGTTCATCAGAAGGAACTTCCACTTGGAATTCCCTAGAAAGATCTGACCCTTTATGAGGGAACCTCTCAGGACCATATCCAGCGTCAATAGTTATCGTTCGTTCTTTAGTTTGAGTTGTTTCATAAATATGCAAACACATCTGAGCTACTTCTTCCCAACAACGAGCAGTTTCTTTAATCAAACGCCCAGTCGGAGAGGAATCATTCTCTGTCAATATTGAAATACCAGTACCAGATTCAATATTAGGAGGAGCCATACCACGAGAAACTTCATGAACTCCCATAATGTCATCAATCATCATACTTGCACGATCAATAACAGACTCATACCAATTCTCAAGCTTTGGCTGTTCCATATACTGAGGTAATTCAACCCCATCTGGCCAAGGTTGAAAACCTGGTTTATCCGTCATCTCCTCTACAAACGGTTCAGCACTAGCAGGGAACAAAGCCCGAATAGTACCAAGTTGTTTAGCGTGTTCAGCTATACCTGACCAAATACCATTAAGAATTACTTGAACCTTCCTAACATCGTCCATATACGTTGTACCCCACCATTGATTTTCTTCAATAGTCTCTCTTGCCACAGCAATAGGGAGCCGATCACTAAACGGATACGGCCATTTACCTTTCTCAACAACTTTGTTATCGACAACAACTTGCCAACCACCTTTCTTCTTACCCATAGGGCGTTCATAATAAGTTAATACTTTAGTTAATTTAGGCATAGTAGCTCCACCTTCGGAACCCCATGACTGATGCAACATCTTATGTTGAAACGGAGCTAAACCAGCATGAGCATCTTCAGGTGGCTCTTTCGATAACCCAAACATAGCTTGAACTGTTTTAGGAGGAAGTGCCTCTATCTTAATGCACCAACGAGCTGATTCAGCATTTCGAGAACCAGGCTCTACTATAAACTCAGCTAAAGATAAAGGCTTGACAATAGGAATTTTAGTATCAGGATGTATTTCAACCATCAACGCTCCAGTGCCACCTTTACAAGTAGCTGCCATATGTTCCTCACGAATAACTTCCCAACGTTGCCCACGATGCAAATCTCTTAGAATAGCTTCACCTAAACGAGCTGCTCTAACAGATTCATCGTCAGGACCAGTAGGAGTAATTTCAAAAACTATCTTTCTTTGAGTCAAATTAGAAATAATAGTTCTCTGATTAGCTCGCATCTTATTAAAAACAGCTTGAACACGATCCCTATCTTCAGGCTGTTCCGCTAACCTAGTTATAGCTTGATTCCAACGTAACCATTGCAACCCGCGAACAAACGCATGATTCAACCAATAACTACGTAACGGTCCCATCACATGCTTAGTAGCTTCTTCATAAAGTTCTTCAACTTCAGTTAATTGTTTTGCCATTACTTCTTCTTAATTTCCTTCACGATTCCAAGAGCCTTCTTAGCTTTCGTTAACTCTCGTTTAGCTTTAGTATGTTCCTTATGTAAATCTTCGTATGCTTTCTCCAACTTTGCAACAGACTCCGGTGCTTTCCACCCTAATTGCAATGCAGCATCCTTAATACAATCGACTCCGATATCTAAAAAGCCCTCCTCCTCAATAGCGGGACCACGAAAAATTCCTGGATCACCATTAGCTTTAGGCAAAAAGGAAACATAACATGATCCAACATTAGCACTCTCTAACCCGAAATCTCCACCCTCAATTAATCTAAACATATTTACCTCATCATATAAGACCAGTCATCTGGTTTTCTATTCTTCCTATCCTCAATTTGTTTAAAGCATAGATCCTCTATAGTAGGCATTTTTTTCCGATGTGGCGCGTATGCAGGCATCGAACGAGTCATCTCCCAAGCATACGCTCCAGTATCTACCATGTCATCATGTTTCGCATTTGGAAAGTTCCTATGTTCCTGTTCCCAAATATACAACCAAGGAGCAGCTTTGGGAAACCAAACTTGTTGGCTAGCAATAGCAGCGCCATACGGAATTGCCCGCTGGACCTTATCTCGATCCTTCGGGAACAGGGGGCGCACATAGAAACCCCCCGCCCGCTGGAAATGCTGGATGAGAGTCAAACCAAAAGTACGCTCCTCAATACCCAACCGCTCAACACCCCATTGGTTACATAAATTCTTAGCCCAAATAATATGTTGAGAAGATTCGACACGTTGCCTGTCCATGTGGACAAGTACCAAATTCTGTGTATCACGATGCCAATCCCAAATAGATAACACACTCCAGTCAGCCCAAGTCTTAATTGAAGCTGCCAAGTCAATAACCGCATACCGTTCACAATGAGCTTTAGGTATCATCAAGGCTTCCCCCGACAGAAGCTCCAGTCGATACTGACTCCCGCCGTCAGTCCAATGATGATATGGAGGAGACAAAATACCACCAGCTTCCAAAGAAGGATTCCCCTGATACATCGCCTCAAACCACAACGGATCATCAACACGTATATTTTCCAACTCAGTCAAAGTCTTACGAGCAGGACAAAGAGCCTCCCCAGGTTTCCTATCAATAACATCAACATACCCTTCATGAGGGAAATTCTCAGGCTCAAAGGCAATAGCTGGCATTTCCAACACACACCAATCCTCACGAGGCACAGTAGACTCCGGCTCATAAATTCTACGCCCAGATAAATCATCCTCATGCCAACGAGTAAACATCACCACTTCAACAGCCATCGGTTCCTTACGAGTCAACCAAACAGACCCATACCAGTTATCTTTAGAGTCCCTAGCTACCTGAGAAAGAGCTTCCTCAGAGTTTTTAAAAGGATCATCAATAAGCCCAAAGTGATACCCAGTACCAGTAAGCTTACCCCCGACACCAGCAAACCGTAATTCACCAAGTTTCTCCTGCTCTCGTATGAGCTGTCTATTGCCTTTAGTCTTAACAAAACCATTCCTCTCATCTAACTGACGATTAATCTGCTCACCCCACTCCCACGAAAACTCATCAGAATACGTAACAATAGCCTGCTTCCTATTAGGCCAACGAGACAAATACCAGCCAGGAGTATGCAACGTAGTAATCCAAGACTTGCCATGACGAGGAGGCGCAGACAGGCCAAGGCGGAAAACTACCCTCTCACCATTATCAGGATGCAACCCAAAAAACTCAAGAACACCCGCACCCTCATCACCACTCAAAAACTCCCGAAGCTCATCGGGGCCATCTATCGGGTACGTTCCTTCTTCAGTTCTATAGAACCAATCAGCAGGTGGACCAACCCCCGAATGGTAAAGCCGGAACTCGCACAACGCTTGGATATAATCCGAAACAACCTGAACATGCTTATACCTTATCGTCTGAGGCGACACATAACACGCATAATCCAACGGAGAAGCCAACGCCACCCTCGCAGAAAGCAAATGCTCAATATACCGAGTTTCCTCAGGAGTAGCATAATCGAGAAGCTCTAAAAGCTCCTCATAATCTAAATCATCTTCTCTTAGCACGTTTCATGTTTTTGCGAGCTTTAGAAGCTTGCGCTTTACCCTTCTTCGTATACGGATACTTCTTACCAGCAACCTTAGGCACTACCTCCTGCCTCTTCTCCTAGGACCAGTTCCCCTAGAGGAAGGTCTTGTTGCAGCTCTTCTACCAGAACGCTTAGGACCAGAACCCCGACTCTTCGAAGCTTGATACGTTTTCTCCTTAGCGATCTCCGCCCTAGTCAAACCATCATAAGCAATATCAACACCCTTACCACTACTTGTCTTCCATCTAGGCATACTAAACTCCTGTCACAAATACTTTAACAGTCGGCGTACCAGAAGCAGCAATCGCATACAACTCTTCACCTGGCTGAGTCAACGTAAAAGGCCCCAATGTCGCACCAGCAGCCAAAGTCAAACCCTTAGAATCATCAGCAACATCAGCGCCACCAACAGTCATCTCAATAGAACCATCTTTATTCTCAACCCAAACAAGATTAGGATGATCAATAGAAGCAGCCTGGGTAGCAGTCCAAACAACCTCACGCGCTGTACTTAGCGCATTATCTTCACCGTGAACGGCCATAATTCTCCTTAACTAGAATACACCCTTAAGTTTACTCAAAGATTCCTTACGATCAAGCTCTTCCAAAATATCTTCCAAAGAACGAGCCTCAGACTCCTCCAAATAATCCGCAGCCCTACGCAACACATCGGGGCGATCCAAAGAATGCCCCAACACCGAATTGCAATGCAAACACAACAAACCCCTAATCAAATACCTATCCCCATGCAAATGATCCACATGAATCTTAGAAGAAGACATAAACTTAAAATCCGCCTCACAAATCATACACTTAGAACCCTGAGCAGCCATCAAACGAGTCTTATGCTTCGCAATATGATACTGCCGACGCTTATAAACCTTCCAACAAGGATCACAATACGTCTGATTATCCTTATACTCAGACACCCACTCCTGACAATAACGACAAAACTTCAATTTTTTATCATGAAAATCAGCAGTAGCCACCCCTAGAACATACTTCAGGACAACAAAAAAAGCAACCAAACACCACAATGCGTCTTTCCTCTGAGGTGGGGCTAGAGTCCTGTTGGGGGTCAGCGTCCTTACGTCACTAGCCTTCCACCTCAGGGGGGGGCTATTTCCTACTATCCACTAAGGGCCTGCACAAGTTTATCACACATTCAATCACAATCAGGGAGGAAGTGACTCCCCCCGCGGCGCAACTGGTCACTCCCTCCCTGATTGCTCACCCATGAATGTGTGATCTCCATTGGCATGCCCTAAGAGGATAGTGGAAATACCACATCCCCCCAAGGTTGAAAGCTATGCCGACTGACGCTAACGAGCTAAAGCTCCGAAGTGACAAAGCCTGCCTCCGGCGGGCCTACCGGCGGTTGCTTAGCCAGCAGGGCATTATTGGTAACCATGTTACCGGAGAGGATAGTTATGAGTGAATTGGCTTCGAAGTCAACTCGTAAGAAATCAACTAGCAAGAAAGGAGGAAAGATGAAACGTATTAGTATGAAAGGCGTACGTCGTATGACCGATACAGTATACATTGCCCCTAGTGGTTCTGTATCTATGGGTACATATGACGCTCACCGTCGTTTTCTTGTTGCATTCACATTGGACAGGTTAACAGTTAGTGTTGTCCGTCTTGACGATGGCAAGTACATGGTTAAAGGCAATTTACCGGAGTGCTATCCAGCATCTTCTGTGTTCGACACTGTCCGTGACTGTGTTGACGCTATCACATCCATGACTAACGACATACTGTGGTCTGACGATGACGCTGGTCGTCCTGTATTCCGTCAAGATATCTGTACTGTGTGCGCTCAACCTTATTGGGATTGCGACGCTGTACTTCACAGCCTTGACGTATAAGTAACAGCAACTACCTAAGGAGGTAAGCCTTGCGAAAGGAATGCCCACGCCAGACCAGCTTGTTTGATCTGGCAGACATACCTGAGGTTCCGTGGTACAAGATGACGGAACAAGAAATTGCGCTGGCGAAGTACTGGATACCTCGTATTCGCGCTCAACTGAATGAAAGGAGAATAATGACTGATCCATGCTGTAATGAAGCTAACTGTAGTGAAGCTAAAGAGTGGACTGAAATCCGAAGCCGTTGGGCTAAAGATGATGGACTGACTCTTGACGAATGGACTAACCGTTACGGTCACATGTTCGCACATATACATTATACATACAACACCGTAAACTAATTCACCCTTGGTGAAAACCTGGTTTATCAGTATGTGGGAAGCCA